TGGAAGGCGGCCTGCGTCGGATCGAGCGTCGAGCGCAGCTGCATCCGGAACCAGGCGTTCGCCGACAGGGCGAGCGGCAGCGCATAGCCCGGCATGCCCAATTGCACCGAACGCGCGAAGGTCGCGGTGTTCTGGGCCGCGATTTGGAAGATGGACATGCCGGCGCGGCCTTCAGGCGTTTTGCGGCCACGCGGAAAGCGCGACCGTGGTGGGATCGTCGATTTGGGCGAAGGCGTTGACAGCGCCCGAGCCAATCGCGGCGCGGATTGCCGTCTTGACCGCGAACGTCTGCTGGATGAACAAGCCTACGGCGGTCTGGAGGGCGAGGATTTGCGCCGCGCTCAACGTGACGGGATCGGTCTGGTCCCAATGATAGGTCTCGTCCGGCCTGCTCACGGCGAGCTGCGCGGCGTTCGACAGCAAAGCCAGCCCGGAAACATCGGTGTCGACCTCGACCAGCAGCGGCGTTGCGCCGGCGGCGGCGACATTGACCGACAGGCCGCCGGCGGCGATGGCGGCGCGCTTGTTTTCGGCATAGGCGAGCAGGGAATCGCGCGTCGGCGCGCCGGTCAGCGCGGCTTCGAGTGCGGCGATCGTCGGCTGCGGGCCAAGCGAGGCGTCCCAGGAAGCAATGCTCAGGTTGGACGCGGCGTCCTGCTTCAGCACAACCAAAGGATTCGCCCCGAACAGGACATCGACGCTCTTGCCGGTAAGGGCCGAAACGGCCGCCGCGTAGTTGATGGAGGTCACAAGGCGGATCCTTATTTGATGCGGACGATATCGAGGCTCACCGATTCCCAAATGGCGCTGACGCCCAGCGTCGCTGTGGCGATGCCCCACAGCGTGATCACGTCGCCCGCGGCGCACGAGATGACGCGGACAGGTTCCAAGATGGGATAGCTGATCGCTAATCCCGGAAAGTACGTGTTGAAAATGGCGGTGGCGATGGGGGCGCCATTTCGCTCGATTTGATAAGACGCGGAAACAATCGAGGCGCCGCTATAGGAGACGCCGAGCGTCGCCTGGGACGCGATCAGATAGACGCCGGGCGTGTTGATCGTTGCCGAACTCCCGGTGAATGTGACGTCCGCCGTCGAGGCATAGGACAGCCCCCCAATCTGGGTCAGCACGCCCAGCGGCAAAGCGACGGGCGGGCCGGCATAATAGGCGTTGGAATAGCTCGTCACATAAGCGGTTTTATTGTCTACGTACTGTTTAGTCGCCAAGTGCATGGGGATGGCAGGGTCTGCGGGAACCGTCACGGGACCGGATGTGGTGATATTGCTCGCCAATAACCCAATGGAATTGAGCAAGGCTGGCGAGGTCGCCGATCCCGTCAGACCGCGAATTGCAAAATCTATACTGGAGCCGTTATTCCCATTTGAATCGCACGCGTTGATAAAAACTGTCGTTGCGGTCGGGATAAGCGCCATTTCGGAGGCTACGTTCAGAGCCCGCACCCTGGCGCCCGTCTCGATCGACAGGCCACCGCTCAATATGCCGCCGGTCAGCGGCAGAAAATTCTTGATCTGCTGCAATGTCGGCCAGGGCCACGCGAAGCTGGTGGCGGAAGCGCCGGCGCCGAATTCCGCGTCGGTCGCGGGGCGGCCGACGCCGAGCGCTGTCAAAGTCGCGCTGGCGACGTTGAGCAGCCAAGAGGTCCAGCCATTGCCTTGCAGCGTCGGCGTCACGCTCAGCGGCGCATTGGCCGTCAACAGACCGCCGACGGCGCTCTGGATCTGGCCGAGCGTCGGAAAACTCCCGGCGGGCGGCTGCACAGCGACCGAATTGGCGACGGCCGCGGCGTAGCAGGCCCACCATTGCAACGTCGTCAGCTGGCCGTCCGCCGAAACCGTCTTGGGCAGATTGGTGGTTCCGACCAGCGCGAGATTGCCGCTCGCGTCATAGATCGCGAATTCCCGCACCGTGAACGGCCCGATTTCATTTCCCGAGCCGTCAACCGTCGGGATCACGCAATTGATGTTGATTTGCAGCGCGTTGCTGGCGTCGGCCGCGCCGCCATTGACCGGCCCTTGCCAGACCTGGTGCAGCACGCCGCCGTTGGAAATGATTTGAGCCGCTGTCGGCACGACGCCAAAGCCATCGCCGACTTTCAGCGTCCCGGCGCCCAGATTGATCGCCGGACCGCCCGCGGCGAACGCCTGTTCGGCGGCGAGCAGCCAATTGGTCGGCACGGTCGAATAGACATTAGTCATGATCTGGCGCCCAGCGGGAGGATTTTGGCGGTGATGACGACGCCGGAGCCCGCGCCGAGGCAGGCGTTAGGCTGCGGCGGCACGGCGGAGAGGATTTTGGCGCCGATGACGACGCCGGTTCCTCCGCCAATAAAACAGGCGCCTGCCGGCTGGCGGCCGAGCACGCGCGGCAAGGGCCAGTCGCGGACGTTTTTCCGCATCATCGCCGAGGCCAGCAGCGCGTCCATGTCGGGCGCCGGGTCGCCGGGATCGATCACGCTGGCGACCGCGAAGTCCGGCCAATCCAGGCCTTGCTCCTCGAAAAACTCGATCACGCGCACGTCCTGTCCGGTGTCGAGCGCGATCTCCGCTTCGAGCGCCGAGGGCGCACCATAATTCAAATGGTCTTCGAAGCTGGTTTCAATCCGCGCGCGGTTGCCCGCCTCGTCCGCCGGATTGTAGAAATGAACCGAGCGCTCCCAGGCGAGAAACGGCACGAATTGCGCGCCGCAACGGGCCGGCTGGCGCGCGCGGCGGATCGCGTCGGTATCGGCATCGAGCATCCGCGCGCCGGCGCCGGAGATCGCGCGCTCCAGCGCCGTGGCGTTGGAGGGAAGGAGATCGTCGCCGCTCATGATCCCACCTGCGAGACGAGGCGAATGCCGGTGAGGATCGGGCAGGCGAAAGGATCGCCGCCGGCGGGCGACGCGGGCGAGCGCACCACGACGTCATTGATCAGCCCGGCGGCGTTATAGCCGGCCACGGCGCTGATGTTGTTGGGCGTCACCAGGCCGCCGATTTTTCGCCGCGCCGCGCAAAAGGTCAGCAGCGCCGCCTCCTGGGCGGCGACGACGCTCGCCGCGTCCGCGCCGGGCTGCAGAATCAGCGTCGCGTCGATGGTGTAAGCGTCCGGATTGACCGGGAGCGCCTTGACGAAATCATTGACCGGGCGAAGGTTGCGCGGGGCGGTCGCGGCGCGCACGGCGTCGAGCGTCTGGACCGGCGGGACGCCCGAGGCGTTGGCGCCGAGACACACGATCCACACTTCGCCCTTGGGCACCGGCGTCTGCTCGTGGCCGTAGACCGCGACGTCGGCGAGGCCGACGGGATCGCCGCCGAGCGCGTTGCTCCGATAACGCCCGTAAGTGCCGCCGATCGACAGCGCCTCCCAGACGAGCTGCGCGCGCTGCTTGAGGCTGGCGACGCTTTCGCCGGCGGCGGGCGCGATGTTCACGTCCGCCGCGCGTAGCGTCGCGTCGGCCATTTGCGTCGCCATAGCGAGGAAGGTCGAGGCGACGGCGTCGTTGATGCGCTGGAGGACGACGCCCTCGCGGTAGGCATAGGCCGACAGGATGAAATTCACCGGGTTGCCGGCGAGCTTGTCGACATCATAGGCGATGCCGGCGGCGTTGAGCCGCGCCACCGCGTCCTGCGAGGTCGCCGACAGGACGGCGTCGAAGGAATAGACGCTGACGGCCGAGGGCGCGGGCAGAGCGGCGAGGTTGATGACCTGGTACATCAGCCCTCCACCGAAATGAGGCCAAGCGTCGAGACGACGGCCGAGACGCCTTGCGGATTGGAATAATCGCCGAGATGGCCATTGGGATAGAACAGGCCGGAAATCTGGAAACTGGCCAGACCGGGCGACATGTCGACGAGTTGCACGCGGGTTAGTTTGAAGCCAGGCTCCCATTTGAGCAGCGCCCGGCCGATGGCGGTGAAATAAAGCCCGACCGACGAGGCGTTGCCCGGCTTATCGATGAGATTCGGGCAGTCCGAACCGAAGGGACGGTTGAGCACCAGGGAGAGGATCGCGGTCGAGACGATGACGCCGATCGACTGGGCGCATTCGGCCCAGCCGGTAAGCACTTCGCCCGTGGTGCGATCCAGTCCCGTGCGCATGTCAGGCCGCCGTCTCGGGGGCGGGCTCCGCCGGAGGGGAATGAGGCGCGGGCGGCGTCACCGCTTCGATCACGCCCTCGCGCAGCCAATGGCGCGCGGCGGCATCGGTCAGCGTCAACACGTCGCCCTCCGCGACCTGGACGCCGTTGATATGCAGGTTCAGGACCGGCCTGACCACCTTGTATGGTGCGGTCGGATGACCCTTCGGATTGCCATATTTAAGCGGCGGCATGATTGGCCTCGTGGGGTTGAAGACGCCCGTCCTTCGACGGGCTATGAGGTTTGAAGGGATTCGGGTTTGATCGTGTAGGTGGTCCCGCCGAGCACCAGTTTGAGGCTCGCGATCGAGCCGGCCTCGACGTGGGCGACGTTGCCGTCCATCGAGCGGAACACGCCGCCGCCGGGCAGCGACATCACTTTCTGTCCGGCGGCGTTGGCCGGCGGCGTCGCCGAGCCGGAATAGCCGGCTGGCTTGACGAAGCCGTTGGCGAGATCGCCGGACGGCGCATAGACATGGACGAGCTGGCCGACGCGCAAAGGCGAGAAATCGCCCTCGTTGTCGCCCACCGGCATGGCGTGGGTCTCGTAGCCTATATCCACCGTCGCGGTATGGGTCTTGGGATCGTAGCTGACCACGGCGCCGGGAATGCCCGAGGCGAGATGTATTTTGCGCCCGAGTTCGGCCAGCTGATAGGCGAAGTCGTCGAGCGTCTCCTGAAGCTGCATTTTCTCCTGCGGCGTCATGGTTTCATCCCCTGCGAGGGAAGCAGCAGCGGCGCGGGCGGCGCTCCGGTCTGGACCGAGGGCAGGATTTCCTCGCCCGAGCCCATCTCGACGCCGTTGATCCACAATTGCGACAGCGCGGCGACGGCGTCGTCGGCGGCGGCGGCGCCGACCAGCAGGCCGGAGGTCCAGTTGACCTGCCACAGCGCGATATTCATCTGGTCGACGGCGCCGGAATATTCGTTCCTGGCGCGGACGTCTTCCGGGCGAAACACGCCCTCAAGCCCGAAGCGATTGCCGGAGATCGTCAGTTCGATCGCCCCGGCCATGGCTAGCGCCGCGAGGTCGCGCTCGATTTTCGCGCCAGCGGTCACCGCGTCCTTGGTGACGACGACGGCGGCGAAATTGACGGGGATGTAGGGCCGCCCGTCGTTGTAGATTTTAGTCGCGCCGCAGCCGACGACGCAGACGCGCACGGCGGGCGCCAGCGTGGCGTAGCGCTTCAGTTCCGCCTCGTCGAACGTGCCGCCATGTATGCCGACATTGACGCCGGTCAGGGCGGAAGCCAGCGCGGCGACCACGGCGTCGCGCAATTGCGGGATGGTCGAACTCATTGAAACCTCCCGCTGAGAACGCCGGCCACAAAGGTGAGAGCCGTTTGTTCCAGATCGCGCGCGTTCTCGGCGGAGACGCCAATGTAAGGGCGCGCCGGAATGGTGACCTTTTTGGCGAAGACCTTCTTGGCTCCGATGTTGAACGCGAGCACCTTGGCGTTCACCGGCTTGATGACGCCACCGAACTGGTGAATGCGCGCGGCGATCCAGCCCGAGCCCCAGATGGCGGCGTCGCCCGAAACCTCGGATTGAATATAATCGTGAGCGAATCTGCCGGTTACAAACAGTGCGCCGCGACCGTCCGTGGTCTTTTTCCACGCTACGCCTTCCGGCGAGGTCTTTTCATTCCGCATCCGGCGCTCGGTCTGATATTTTCCTTGTTGGGCGAGACCAAAAAGCAGCTCGTGAAAATGGACGGTCCCCATCGCGTTGAGCCGCGCCAGCGCCGCGTCGAGGCCGGAGATTTCGAGCGTGAAGGAAATGCCGTCCATCAGCAACCTCCGAGCGGTCGGCGCATGCCGGAGCGAGGAGCCATCATCTCAAAGCCCCCGCAGACGGCTGCGCGAAAAGTCGCGGTCGCCGGCCTCGTCGCCGGACTGGACCACCATCACTGCTTCGCCGGGAGAGATCGGCTCGCCGGCGGAGGGCGGCAGGATAAGGTCGAGCGCGGCCTTGCCCTCCGACACGTCGCGCAGGAAGGCCAGCGCGCGTTTTTCCGCGTCGACGACGATATCGCTGCGCGTGCCCGGCGAGATCGCCAGCTGGGCGACGGCGAGCGCGCCATTGAGATTGCTGAGAAGAGCGGCGGTTCCCGGCCGCGGATTGACCGGCAGGGCATAGCGGCGCGCCAGATAGGCGTCGATGGTCGAGGCGGCGTTGGCCAGCGCGGCGGCGATGCGTGTCTCGTTGACGGCGCCCGACGCATTGTCCCAGGCGAGCAGATTGACCAGCTCGTCGCTCCAGCTGACGCGCAGATCGGACTCGGTCGCGTAAGGCATGGAGGGACTCCCGTCTCGTCAAAAGAGCCGGGGCCGAAGCCCCGGCAGTCAGAGGAAACGCCCCATAGGTCCGTCGCAAGACGGACCGTCCAAAGACGGTCCTATGGAGAGCTTCCTTCACTCCGGTCCTGACCGGCGCGAAGTTCGTTAATCGCGCCGGATAGTCAGATAAGGATCGGCCTCGATCTCGGCCCGATCCTCGGGCGTGAGGGTCGAAAGATCGACCTCGCGCTCAATCGGCCCGAACTGGACGCCGGCGCGCCAGCGGCCATCCTCGGGTCCCCGCACCTTGACGATCTCGCCGGGAGCGCCGGCGACGGCCGGAGCATCCTGGGCCGGGGCCGCGTCGTCGGCTTTGCCCTTGGCGGCCTTGGCGGGTTTGGCGGGCGAGGCGGTTTCGGTTTCATCGACCATGAAAAGCTCCTTTCAAATCCGCTTCAAAAGGGGCTCGATCACGCCAGCCAGCGCGACGTGAAGATCTCGATCGAATTCATGTCGGTATTGTCGATCATGCCGACCGCGCCGGTCAGGACAGCCTCGCCCGGCGCGCCGTCGACCGGCAGGAACTTCGACTTGATCAGGTCGTTGGCGACGTCGGCGAGCGTCAGGCCGACGACGAGCAGGTTCGGCTCAATACCCAGCGGACGGCCGAAGTCGCCCTTGAAGTTGCGCATCGCCGCGCGAGCGGCGCGGAAATTGGCGCGGTTCAGCGGCGCCTGAGACGCATAGGCCGTCTGCCAGAAGCCGTAGCCGGCGTTGCAGCGGCCTTCGGTCCCGTAAATATATTCATTGCGCAAGAAGACGCGGTCGGAATCGTTCGGATTGGTCTTGGAGACGAATTCGAACTTGCGGCGGTTCTGGAAAATGAAGGGCTTCACCATCTTCGTGGTGTCGAGCAGAAACCAGGGCGCATTGGCCGGCGAGCCGACCTTGACGACATTCGACACGAAGGTGACGCCACCGTTGGCGTCCTTCACTGGATGGTTGGTGTCGAAGAAATTCTGGCCGTCGAAGCAGGCGCTGGTGAAGCCGGCGCCGAAAAGGCCATAGACCAGCTCGTCCGGGAACAGACCCACGGACTCGCCGAGGCCGGTGAACAAAGGGCCAAAAAGACTGTAGCTGTCATCCTCGATCTGCTCGCGCTTCACGGTGAGCGTCGACTCGAATGTCCTGTTCTTGATCTGGTACCCGAAGGAATCGAGCGAGTTGGCGACCCGGTCGCCGATCCATTCGCGGATGCGTGGCATCTGACCCAGCCAGCCGTAATTTTCGGCGGCGGCTGTGGAATTGGTCTGCATGGCCACCCGGCTCCAGGTCGGAGCGACGCTTTTCAGGCCGCCGTTGAACTGGAAATTGAAGCCCTGGAAAATCGCATCCAGGACAGAAGGCGTAATGATGCGAGGCATTGAATGCTCCTAATGTCCGGCAAGGTCAGGAAAAGAGGACCCAGACGCCCCCCGAGGGATCGGTATTGAAGAGGGTCCCCGCCTGCGACTTCGTGCCGGAGGCGCTCGTCTTCGATATGGTATTGTCGTCGCTGGCGTAGACCGCGTTGCCGATATCCGCGATCGTCACCGGGTCGACCGCATCGTTGTTCATCAGGAATGCGCCGAGTGCGGCGTCGACCGAGAGCGCGCCGGCGACGCCGAGACGATTATCGGCCGTGCCATCGGCGACGCCGACGATTTTCAGGCCGGCGGCGAGGGTCGCGGGAACGGCGACGGCGGCGGCGCCGACGCCCGAAAGGGCGACCATGCCGCCTTCCCAGCAAACGGTGGACGCGGCGACCGGGAAGCGGCGAAGCGTGCGATCGGTGAGAACCCTGGGCAAACGCCCGGTGGTAAGAGCGGCCATGCGATGTCCTTACTTCTTCTGGGAGGCGAGAAATTCGGCAAAGGCCTTTTCGTCGAAGCCCATGGCCTCGGCGGTGGCCAGCTGCTCGGCGTTGAGCGCGACGCCATGGGCGCCGCCGTCCTGACCGGGCTGGACAGCCTCCTTGAACAAGGTCGGCGCGTCGGCGACGAATTGGCGGAAGGCGGCCACGCCCTCGGCGCTGGCGCAGGTCGAGAGATAGAAGGCCTTGCTGGCCGGAGCGATCTTGCCGCCCTTGACGGCGTCCTCGATCAGCCGGGCGACTTCGGCGTCGTGATCGGCCTTGTTGCGCGCGGCGAGAGCTTCCTCGGCCGTCTTTCGGGCATTGAGCGCCAGCTCGTAATCGGCGCGGGGGACGAAGGACGCCAGGTCGGGCTGGCGGGCGTTGAGCGAGGTCAGCAATTCGGCGATCTTGGCGACGGCGTCATTCTCGCTCGCGGTTTCCGGCAGGCCGAGTTTTGCCAGAACATTCTTCATTTGAGACTCCTGGATCGCCGCATTCAGCGCGGGCATGGTGAAATTGGGGGAATTGACCAGGCCGGCGCCGTGCAGGGCGAGGACTTCGCCCGCCGAGCTGTGCTGAAGGGCCGGCGAGATGTAACGATATTTCTTCCGCGCCAGCGCCGACGCGCCGGCCGTTGTCCATTCGACGCGGCCATAGACGGCGCCGTCGCGCACTTCGAGCCCCTCGATCCAGCCGGCGGCCGGAGCCTCTTCGCCCTTGGGGGCTTTCAGGAATTGCGCGTGGTTGATGTCGATCGGCAGCTTGAGGCCGCGCGCGTCATAGGCCGCGACGACTTTTGCCGGATCGCTGAGGGTGAATTTTCTACCGTCATGCCCGGTGAGCGCCGGCCCCTTCGGGATCAACTCGATCCACTCCGGCGCGGCGCCTTCGAAATTCAACGCCACGGCCTGACCGAAACCCGGAAGGGCGGCTGCGGCGCAAAGCGCGAAAAAGGGGGTTGCGGAGGCGCTGTTCATAGCGCCACAATCGCCCGTCGCGAAATCCCGCTACAGGGTCCGAGCGCGGACCGGGCGGATCGTTTTCCGCCGCGAGAGCCGCCAGCGCCACCTTACATCAACCCGTCGCCAAAAACATCGCCGTTGAAGCGGAATTTGAAGCCGTGGACGGGCGCCGCCGTCTTCCAGCCCCGCATATGGCCGGGGCGGCAAAAATCCGCTCAGCGGGCTTCCCTGTGGCTCGGCCCTTTTCCCCGATCGAGGGCTTCGAGATAGAGGCCGCCGCCCTCCTCGACGCGGATCGTCGCGCGCCATCCGGGCCCGGTCAGCGTGATGCGATCGCCGTCGCGCGAAAACGCGCCGGTCTCGATCATCCGCTGGACTTCGCCGTAGGCTTTCGTCGTCGCGCC